AGTAATTTATACAATGATTAATAAGGAATAATAATGGCTAGAGGAAAGAATATTGGTGATTTGGTTTTTAACAAACCACAGTTAATCACCTTAGATTCACTACAGCCTATTACGGATTATTTATCTAATCCTGAAAGAGTGGCAAATTTAAAGTTTGAAAAACCTACGCAAGAATATGCGCTTGGGTTAGCTGACTTCAATAGTGAACAAGAATACGAAGCGTACCGACTATCCGAGTTGGGCATTAACCCTCAAACAATGGTTGGTGTGTTGGATATTAGTGGCACTCTGATGTATCGCAAAGGCTCAATGGGTGCTGATTGTACTGAGTTAGTTTCATACGAATCACTTAAAGAACAAACCGCTAATATGATTGAAGCAGGTGTTAAGCAAATTGTTTTGAATGTTGATTCAAACGGTGGAATGGCTCATGCGCTATTTAGCACAGCTAACTACATTTCAAAGCTTGCTAAAGAGAATGGTGTTCGTACTGTAGCTTACGTTGATGGTAACGCATATTCAGCAGCTTACGGTTTAACCGTTCTTGCTGATGAAATCGTTGCTCATCCACAAGCAAGCGTAGGTTCAGTTGGTGTAGTTGTTGCACTCTACAATGACTCTAAAGCACTTGATAAAGCAGGTATTAAACGTCAGTTTGTATTTGCAGGAGGTAATAAAATCCCTTTTGATAATTCTACAGGGGAGTTTACTGATAAGTTCTTATCGGACTTACAGAAATCTGTTAATCGTACTTACAATATGTTTGTCAAACACGTAGCTAGTTATCGTGGTATTAGCGAACAAGCAGTCATTGACACCCAAGCTAGTGTATATGACGTTGAAGAAGCATTGCAGTTAGGTCTGATTGACAAGGTAATGGAATTAGAAGATTTCGAGTTGGTTTATGGCTTGAAAACACCTAATAACAATGCTACAGGATTTAATAAATATTTAGAGGCTGTAGATAATAACTTTAAACAAGAGGGTAATATGCCAAAAGACAAAGACATTATGGAAGCTGAAATGCTTTCATTAGAACAGGTGCAAGAGCAACTTAGCCTTGTGATTGCGGAAAAAGAACAACTTAACACAGCTTTAGTTGATATGCAAGCGAATTACGAAGTAACCAAAGAACAACTTGAAGTGATGAAAGTTGAGTTAGCTGAAGCACAACAAGCTAAAGCGCAACTAGAATCAGAAAAAGTACAAGCTGAATTAGATGCTCGTGTAGCACAACGTACAGCTAAACTAGAATCTGCTTTAGGTGTAGATAACGAGCAAGTTGCTAAATTACTAGCCACCACTGAAAACCTATCTGATGAACAGTTTGATGTTATTGCTCAATCATTAACCGTTACTCAACAAGCACAACAAGAGCAGTTCGCTGAACTTGGTGGTGAAGGTCAAGAGAGCGTTCAACAATTATCTTTGGGTGCTAAAATTGCCCAAACAGCTAAAAAAATGAAATCTTAATTAGAGGATATAAAGAATGGCTATTTTTAATATGACCACCCCACAAGTTGTTCCAAGCGATGTGTTCGGCTACGAAGTAAATACAGATGTAGGTTATGGTCGTGAAACTTTCACCATCACCGTTGGTGCTACCCCTGTACGTGTTGGTACAATCCTAGTTGTTGACTATGTTGAAGGTACAGCAACTCAACTTACTCAAGCTAACCTAGCGACCCTGCCTGCTACTGCTCGATTAGGTGTATTTGTAGGTCGTGACCTAAAAACAAACCCTGCTACGGCTCAAGACTTTGACCGCTTAACTATGACTACCACTGGTAAAGGTGTGGCTATTGTTAAAGGTGATGGTAGTGGTACATTGAAGAAAGGTTACTTAGACTTAGCAGGTACTCAATATTACGCATTGACTACTGCTCAACAAGCCAAACTAGATGACATCTTTACCAACGATAACCGCTTCAAAATGGTTGAACAACAATACACCCCTGCGTAACACTAAAAGGATTATAAAAATATGGCGACTATTATCAACCCAATTAACCAAAACACTTATATTGACTTAGGTGAAGCACTAGAAGTAATCGAACCTAGTTACGGTATGATTGACAACAGTGGTTTGTTTGAAGAGCAGGGTATCACCGCCCCATCTCATGCTTATAAAATTGTTGAACAAAAAGCACCTAAGATGACCAAACTAACCTCACGTACTGAGCGTGACGCTATGGCTGTCGACAAACAGAAGTACAAATGGATTAGCATGGGTGGCATCACTATTAAAGAAGAAGGTGGTGTTCACGTAGAAGATTTAATCGGTGTTTCAGGCTTTAACGGTCTTAACTTTGAATCAGAAACATTCCAACAAGCGATGGTAAAAGAATTAACTGCCTTAGCTAACGTTGGCGCAGCTAACATGGAATATTTGCTACTTACCACCACTCAAGGTAAAACCCTAGACCCTTACGATGGTAGTGTAGCTATTGACGCATTTGCTAATACTGGTACTGTACGCCCAACTCATACTATTGACGCTCGTGCTTCTAATGTAAACATCCGTGCTGACTTACAAGCCTTAGCTAACAAAGTAGCTGCGTTAAACGGTTACAACGGTAATGTTGGTATTATCGACCTAGTTGTTGAAGATACCGACTTCAATGCTATCGTAGCACACCCTGAATTTAACAGCCTGTACCAACTAGCTTTCAGTGGTCTTGGTAATGCTATGCTTAACAACCCAATGCTTAATGGTCAGGCTACTGCACCACGTTTAACTCGTTATGGTTATCGCAAAGAGTTTGTTATTGACAACATCCGCTTGATTACTTACCCACAAAAATTCCACCGTTGGAATGGTACTGAAGTTGCACCTACCGCTAAAGGTAAAGCGTGGACTATCGTTAATGGTGTAAGTGGTTTGTATCAAGTTAAATATACCCCTGCACCTTATGTATCTCGTTACGCTAAGGCAGGTCAAAAATGGTTGGCTCGTTCTACTGATATCATGTACGACACTCGTGCTGATATTACACTAGAATCTCACTTGATTCCGTTCATGTCACGCCCTGAAATGTCAGTTGACGTAACCATTACTACCGCTTAATATTCAAGCTTTGTGTGGTGTTTGATGTCCTTCTCCTGCATCATTCACTACACATTTTTAGTTTAAGCTACATTAAGTAGTTTGCATCACTAAAAGCATTAGTAATAGTGCTTTTATTATTGTGAATTATAATAAAAATAGGATTTTAAATGGCAGACTTCCCTATCAATTTTGACCCAATCAATAATCCTATTGACGCTTTACGCTTAGAGTTTGGTGATATTGACGAATATGATTATATACTATCCGATGAAAGTTATCAACATTACATCAACAAGTATCCAAATTCACCAAAGCTTGTATCAAAGAGCGTAGGTAATGCTATCCTTGCTAAGTTCGCTAGAGATGGTTTCCGCCAACGTGTAGGGCAAGAGGAAGCTTATCTTGGTGAAAGATATAAGAACTACCTCGACTGGCTAAAACAGAAAGTTAGCAACCCACTACTATCAGGTAATATTCCTGCTGTCTACGTTGGTGGTGTATTCCGTGATACTGTTGAGTTTTACGAGAATAATCCGAAATTTATTGATTCTTGGTTTTATCGTGGTCAACACCTCAATCAAGCAAGTTGGTTAAATAAGAGAGTTGTTACTAAAGATGGTGAACAAAGCTTAGATATTCCTAAAATTGTTGAGTAGATTGTTATGCTTAAATCAGAATTTAAAGCAGACTTCGATACTAAAAAGTTACAGCAACTTACTAGAGATTTAAAAACCATTCAGAAACGCCACATTAAGTTTGGTTGGTTTACACCAAAGCAACACCCTATAGCAGGTGTACCTATCGCTCAAGTTGCTCATTGGCAAGAGTATGGTAGACCTGCTTCTGATAATGCAAACAAAATACCATCTCGCCCATATTTCAGGCAAGCTATTAACGCATACAAATATTCACAATCGTCAAAACAAACGCTTGGTGATGTATTCAATGCTGTTTTAAGAGGTCAAGGGTTTGGTGATGTTGATAGCTATTTGTGGTTAGTTGCAGAGAAACTACGGACATATTATGCAACAAGTGTTGCAATGCAGAATTATGATGAGTTACACCCCTACACCATCGCAAAGAAAGGACATAAATATCAGATGTTCGATAGCGGTGTTATGATTAACAGTTTTGATGCAAAAGTGTTTAAAACAAGTCAAGATGGTAGTACAAGGAACGTATATCTATGAGTAGCTTAACAAACTTAGGCAAAAGACGCTATGAAGTGCTACGTGATAGTGCTTACGATACTGTAAACGGAACTGCAAACCTTACAAGTTGGTGGGTTGATGGTGAGTGGGTTGGGAGTGAAAGCAGAACTGTTACCATCTTTGCTAATATTCAACCTGCTATGGCAAGTTATCAATCTAAAATGCTTCCTGAAAGTGAACGTGAAAAAGAAGCTATTAATATATTTAGTAACGATTGGTTATATACAGCAAGAACAGGTAGTAACGCATTAGAAGCTGACGTAATCTTATATCGTGGTGCTAAATGGCGAGTAGTTGTCACAAAACCCTATGGTAATTTTGGTCAACATTGTGAAGCATTTGCTATTAAAGTTGACGATAGCTTAGTCACTCGACATGAAGGAACAATGGGGGTTGTTGAATGATTTATGAAACTCTTATTGTCAATGCGTTAAAAACCATTGGTATGCCGAGTAATGTTACAGTTGTACTGTCTGATAGGAATGGTATTGAACCAAATGCCCCATACCTTTTAATTAATGTTTACAACATATTCAACGTTTGTTTACCTCGAAAGCTAACATATCATAAAAAAGACAATGTTGTCGAGCGTATGTACCAAGTAAAAGATATAGTTGTATCGTTTACTTTCCATGCCTTAGCTAATGATGTTGTTCATGATTGGGTTGATAGATTCCATCACGGACTATCAAGTGACCTTTTTGAGTACGCTTTTGCACAACAAGGTTTAGGTATTGTTCGATACGATGACATTCGCTACCAAAACAATACACACGATACGTTGAATTATAAACGTGCAATTATTGATGTAACATTTAGAACAGAAGTTTCTGATGATTTTACCGTAAATAGTGTAGAACAAGTAAATATTAAAGGTAATATTGTCAACAGTTATGATGACGTTGAGGTAGATATTGATTACAATGAGGTGTAATAATGGCTGAAGTACAGGTTGATAAGTTACCACTAACACCGTCAGCAGATTTTACAGATAGTGATAAATTCCTAATCTTAGATAATGGTAAATTACGATTACTAGAGCGACCAACTTTTCACGCTTGGATTTTGCAAAATGTTAAAGGTGAGCAAGGTGTTCAAGGTGTAGTAGGGCGCGATGGTAAAGACGGTATTAATGGAGTTAATGGTACAAACGGTAAAAACGGACTAAGTGCGTATCAAGTTGCTGTAGCTAATGGGTTTGTTGGCACAGAACAAGCGTGGTTGGAATCAATTAAAGGTGCTACAGGCGCAACTGGTAGCTATGGTTTCAACGGTTGGTCGCCAGTTATAGCAACAGCTAGTCGAGGGTCTGATGTTGTATTACAGCTATTAGATTGGACTGGTGGTACTGGCGCAAAACCATCAATTACTGGATACCTAAGTACAACAGGAATTGTTTCTAATATCGCTAACGCAACAAATGTTCGTGGTTTACAAGGTATTCAGGGTGTTAAGGGTGATACAGGCGCAACAGGGGCTAATGGTGCTGATGGTAAAACAGTATCATCAATCGCATTCAATCCTGATTTATCAATTACTGTAAACTACAGTGATACAAGCACGTTAACGAGTAACACTCCACCAAAAAAGTATGGTTGGGGTACATATAAAGATGGTCAATATACTGACGTATCACCATTTACTATTGCTACAAACTCTCAATCAGTCTTACCTAACAATGCGACAACAAAAACAGAAATAATGCCAACTGGTGTTACAACTTTCTACAACACCGTAAGTCAAAAATATTTAATGACTGATACCGTTGGTTTTTATTCAATCCGTGTTCGGTTTAAGGTAGTAGGAAGTAATCAGTCAAGCTATGTTAA